ATGGAACCTCCAAGTACTTTACAGTACTTGTGTAACCTTTGTAACATTCGATTAGATCAATTGCAAATACCATGTGTATTTTGTAAGCTAAATCTGTCTCTGTTTGATCTGCATCATTTTAGTGTTTTAAATTTAAATCTTTTATTGCGGGATACTGTATTTTACGGGTGCTGTAGAAAATGTTTGCATTTGTCAGCTGCCTATGAATTTTATAAATATTATCAATGTTCAGCAGATATAGAGTATATTACTGTGCTATCATCTGAAACCTTAGGACGTTTGCAGATTCGCTGTGAAACGTGTATGAAACGGTTAACTGTTACTGAAAAATACGATTGTGTTAGTAACAAAGATAAGTGTCACCTTGTGAGAGGCATTTGGAGAGCTCCGTGTAGGCTGTGTAGAAAAAAATAAGAAATAATGCAAGGAGAAGCCCCTACTCTTAAAGATATTGTTTTAGAATTTGAGGAAGATATTTTACCTGTTAACCTACTTAGTGAGGAGGATTTGTCACAAGAGGAGGAGCTTGAGGAGCCGGACAGGTCTCCTTACAGTGTTGTGACACATTGTGACAGGTGTGCAAAGAGCTTAAGAATTGTAGTGATCGCCACCAAAGACAGTGTAAGAAGTCTTGAAACTTTGCTATTTGGATCTCTATCGCTGCTGTGCCCTCCGTGTGCAAGAAGCCTTCGCCATGGGAGATAAAAAAGGTATTAATTCCCCTGAATCGTTAGAAGGAGTAAGTGGTTGGTATATTGTTGATCAAGCCGAGTGTGATGATGGTTTGACTGATTTGGAACAGCTGTTTGACGAAAGTGATGGTTCAGACATTTCTAATTTGTTAGACGATGGAGATGAAGTCGATCAGGGAAATTCCCTGGCACTGCTTAACGTGCAGTTGTTGGAAGAAAGTGCAAAACAATTGGCAGATTTAAAACGAAAGTATCTTAGTCCTTCTAAGGACCTGGATGTAGATCTGAGCCCACGTTTACAGTCTGTGAGCCTTTCATCAGAAAGTAAAAACAGCAGAAGGCGACTATTTGATGACAGTGGCATAGGACATGAAGCTGAAGATACTCTTGGGGCTGCACAGGTAGAGTCTGAAAGTATAGGAGCTGCAGCTCCGGATACTGTCTTATCGGCGTCAGAAAATGGCGCCAATATTTGTGAGGAACTTTTAAGAAGCAATAACTTGAAAGCTGCGGCATTAGCAAAATTTAAATTGGAGTTTGGAGTGTCGTATAATGATCTAACCAGAATATTTAAAAGTAACAAAAGCTGTTGTAACAGCTGGTGCATTGCTGCATTTGGGGTTTTGGAAGAGCTTATTGAGAGCTCTAAAACATTACTAAAAACTCATTGTGATTATTGTCAAATAATTGTGCCTTCATTAAATCCAAAAGTAATTGCATTATATCTGTGTGAATTTAAATGTGCAAAAAATAGAGAAACAGTGCAGAAGCTATTTGGACAGCTGTTAAATGTAGAAGAAAAGTTTCTATTTTCAGACCCACCTAAGCATAGAAGTGTTGTAGTTGCTCTGTATTTCTTTAAGCAAAGCATGTCATCTATGTCCTTTAAATTTGGTGCATTTCCAGATTGGCTAGCCAAGCAGACAATTGTTAGTCACCAGGTAGAAGCAGAGACATTCAGCCTTTCCAAAATGGTTCAGTGGGCATTTGATCATAGATATACAGATGAATCAGTGATTGCTTATAATTATGCCTGTTGTGCAGAGGATGATCCCAATGCAGCAGCATGGCTTAATTGCAATAATCAATTAAAGTTTGTAAAAGACTGTGCACAAATGACAAGGCATTATATTAGACAGGAAATGAGAAATATGAGTATGTCAGACTGGATCTATAGATGCTGTGACAAAGTGAAAGAGCCGGGTGATTGGAAAATAATTGCAAAGTTTCTGAGATATCAGGAGGTTAATATGTTAAGTTTCCTAACTGCATTTAGGTTGCTGTTAAAAGGAGTGCCAAAAAAACATTGTATAGTATTTAGTGGTAAGCCTAACACAGGGAAGTCATATTTCGCCTATAGTTTAATTGCCTTCCTAGAAGGTAAAGTCGTGTCATATATGAATTCAAAAAGCCAATTCTGGCTGTCACCTCTTGCAGATACTAAATTTGGTCTACTAGACGATGCAACAGATTCAGCATGGACATTTATGGATATTTATATGCGAGGGGCGTTAGATGGGAATTCTATCTCAATAGACTGCAAACATAAAAATCCAATACAGCTTAAATTACCAGCCATGTTTATAACAACAAATGTACCAGTAGACAAAGAAATTCAGTATTCCTATCTGCAAAGCAGATTGCAGGTGTTTACATTTGACAGAGATATGCCATTAGATTCCTTTGGAGAACCGGTGTTTAAAATTACTGATGAAACCTGGGCTTCTTTTTTTATTAAGCTTGAAAAGCAATTAGGTCTCAGCAGATCATCTGAAGATGGAGAGCCTGAGCGAGCGTTTCGATGCATTGCAGGAGAACATGCTGGAACTGTATGAATCAGGCAGTGATAAAATAGAGGATCAGATATTATATTGGAATATATGTAGAAAGGAGGGTATTTTATTATATTATGCAAGAAAGCGAGGAATTACAAGAATTGGACTGCATAATGTGCCTACCCTTGCAGTATCTGAATTCAAGGCTAAACAAGCCATAATGATGGCCTTGCAATTGCAGAGCCTCAAAAACTCACAATATGGGATAGAGCCATGGACATTGCAAGATGTTAGCCTTGAGTTATATAATGCAGAACCGCAGCACACCTTTAAAAAAGAGGGATCGAGTGTGGATGTGTTTTATGATCATGATGAAGACAATTATTACCCCTATACGTTCTGGAGATACATATATTATCAAGGAGATGATAATATATGGCACAAGGTTGAAAGTGATGTTGATTATGAGGGCATCTATTATTATAGAGACAATGAGAAAGTGTATTATGTGACATTTGATAAAGATGCTGCTAAATATAGTAAAACAGGAGTATGGACTGTGAAATTCAACAAACGCATCATTTCTTCCAGTAGTATTGGGAGTTCTGTCTCCGGTTCCCCCGTCTCCTCGTCCAAACAGAGCGCCGACCCCGTGGGATCACAAACCGCCACCAAAAGGCGAAGGAGAGGTGGAGGGTCACCTGAACCGAGACACAAGCGCACCAGGCTCGCGTCGCAACACGATCCCGGGGACACCGAGACCTCCGAGGAAGAATCCCCGCAGGAGACTAGAAGAGGACTTCGACGACGACGAAAAGGAGAACAAAACACCCCCACAAGAGGAGGAGGAGGAAGAAGAGGAGAGCTATCTTTCCCTTCTCCTGAAGAAGTTGGAGCACGACATAGACGAGTTGAGGGACACCATCTTTCACGGCTTGGACGCCTACAAGAAGAAGCTCGGGATCCACCAGTTGTAATTCTAAGAGGTCAAGCTAATACTTTAAAATGTTGGAAAAACAGGGTTAGGCAAAAACACAAAGATCTGTTTTTAATGCTTAGCACTGTATTTTCATGGGTAGGGGAAGGGCCAGAACGCATAGGGGAACCACGTATGTTAATTGCATTTACTGATAGCAGACAAAGACAGGCATTTCTGTCACAAGTCACCATCCCAAAAAACACACAGTTTTCATTTGGCAATCTGTTTGCCTTATAGTTATAATGTCTACCCGTCCTCGTAAAAGGACTAAAAGAGACTCTGTAACAAACCTGTATAATCAATGTCAGCTGTCTGGTAATTGCCCTGATGATGTAAAAAATAAAGTTGAAGGCACCACAGTTGCTGATTGGTTATTAAAGGTTTTTAGCAGTATAGTATATTTTGGTGGCCTGGGTATTGGTACTGGACGTGGTTCTGGAGGTAGCACAGGTTATAGACCATTGGGGGCTGGTACAGGGGGTGGTGGACGAGTGACTACAGATGGGACAGTAATTAAGCCAAGTATTCCAGTTGATCCTTTAGGCCCTGCACAGATTGTACCTGTAGATCCAATAAGTCCAGGAAGCAGTTCTATTGTACCTTTATTGGAAGGTGGTCCTGATGTTACGTTTGAGCTGCAGCCAGAAATAATTCCTGGAATAGATACTACAGGCAATGTTGGTGTTACGACAGAGCCTGATATAATTGAAATTGGGAGTTCTGGAGGGACCCCAACTGTATCTACAGTAGATGATACAGCGGCTGTGTTAGATGTGCAGCCCACCACATCTACGCCATCTAGAACTCGCATTTCTACTAGTAAATTTGGTAATCCGTCTTATATCAGCATAGTTACAGAGAGCAGTAGTGCAGCCGACACAGCTCCTACCCCAAATATATTCATAGATGGTGCAGTAGGTGGGGAATTTGTGGGGGAAGAAATTCCTTTGGACACATTCAATGAGCCATTGGAATTTGAGATTGAGGGAGGGTCTGCACCTAAAACAAGTACACCTGTTGAAGGCTTCACAAGAACTTTACAAAGGGCCAGAGAACTATATAACAAAAGAGTAAGGCAGGTCATGACCCGGAATGAAAACTTTTTAGCGCGGGCGCCCCAGGCAGTTCAGTTCCAGTTTGAAAATCCCGCCTTTGACAATGATGTCACATTGACATTTCAACAGGATCTCGACCAATTGGCTGCAGCTGCTCCAGATTCTGACTTTGCAGATATAATTAAATTAAGTAGGCCAGCCTACTCTGAAACAAATGAGGGTTATGTCAGGTATAGTAGACTTGGTCAGAGGGGCACTATTCGGACCCGGGCTGGAACACAAATAGGGGAAAGGGTTCATTTTTATTATGATTTAAGCTCTATTGATAATGCAGAGGCAATAGAGCTTTCTGTGCTAGGGGAACACAGCGGTGACGCAAGCATCATTGATCCTCTATCTGAGTCTATCTTAGTAGATGCAGAAAACACAAATGACCCTTTTATATTTCCTGAGGAGGAGTTGATTGATGATTTAACGGAGGATTTCTCCAATTCACATATAGTTCTTAGTTCTGGCACTCGTAGAGGTGTCTTAAATATTCCTACATTACCTCCGGGTGTTGCATTACGTATGTTTATTCCAGATATAGGAGAGGGATTATTTGTAGCCCATCCTCACGGTCGTGAATTGCCTGCTTATGAGGTTCCATCTGCAACTGATATGCCAAGTATTCTAATTGATGGCTTTAGTTCTACTGATTTTGTTTTGCATCCTAGTTTACAACGAAAACGCAAGCGTAAACGTAATGAAGGTTTCTTTCTGTAATTTCTTTGCAGATGGCAGTTTGGTTGCCGAACACAGGCAAGGTGTACTTGCCTCCTGCTAGACCTGTGCCACGTGTATTAAGTACTGATGAGTATGTCCAAGAAACAGGACTATACTTCTACGCCAGTAGTGACCGTTTACTTACTGTTGGACATCCGTATTTTCCTATTACTGATGCACAAACTAAAGAGGTTACCATACCCAAGGTTTCTGGTAACCAGTATAGGGTGTTTAGACTTACTATGCCTGACCCTAATAAGTTTGCTTTAATAGATAAGGATGTTTATGATCCAGACAAGGAACGTTTGGTGTGGAAAATAAAGGGCATTGAAGTACTGCGTGGTGGTCCTTTGGGTATTGGTTCTACAGGCCATCCTTTATTTAATAAGCTTAATGATACTGAAAATCCTAATAATTATTTTCAGGGCAGTACTGATAGCAGACAAAATGTCTCCATGGATCCTAAACAAACACAGATGCTGATTATTGGCTGTGAGCCTGTAACTGGCGCTTACTGGGATGCTGCATTGCCATGTGCAACCACTCCTCATGTTAAAGGAGACTGCCCTCCTTTACAATTAGTAAATTCTTATATTGAGGATGGTGACATGTGTGATATTGGTTTTGGAGCTTTTAATTTTAATGCTCTTCAGGCTGATAGGTCTGCGGTTCCTTTGGAGATAACAGCGTCCATCTGCAAATGGCCTGATTTTGCAAAAATGACCAATGATATTTATGGCAATCAGTTGTTCTTTTTTGCCAAACGCGAACAGGTTTATGCTCGCCACTTTTTTACCAGAAATGGTGTTGTGGGCGATAGTATTCCTGAATTGCATGAGGAAAATCCTCATCTATATTTTATGCCAGCAAAGGAGCAACAAGCGCAGCGTACTGTCTCACCATCTGTTTATTTTCCTACACCTAGTGGTTCTTTGGTCTCCAGCGATGCTTTAATTTTAAATAGACCATATTGGATGCAACGGGCTCAAGGTCTTAATAACGGAGTATGCTGGAATAATCAGTGTTTTGTTACTGTGGTTGACAATACACACAACACGAATTTTACTATTTCCACTTATGTCGGAAATACAGACCCTCCTACAGATTATACTAATACGGATTATAAACAGTTTTTACGACACTGTGAGGAATTTGACATTTCAATCATTGTACAGCTTTGTAAAGTCTCTCTTGAGGCTGATATATTAGCTCATTTAAATGCTATGGATTCCACAATACTTGATAATTGGAACCTTGCGTTTATTCCACCTCCTGCAACAGCTATAGAGGATCACTATAGATATATCACCTCTCTGGCTACTCGGTGTCCTGATCAAACACCATCCCCAGAAAAGGAAGATCCTTATGGCAAATATAACTTTTGGACTGTTGATTTAACTGATAAAATGACAACTGACTTGTCGCAGACATCTTTGGGACGTCGCTTTATTTATCAGGTTGGAATTTTAAACAGGCCTTTATCTGTTTCAGGGGGCTCTAAACGCAAACGTTCTACTGCCGTGCCTTCTAATGCTGCTAAATCAACAAAGAGGCGTAGGAGCACTTGAATGTATGTTTACAGACATTAAACTGTTTACTACTGAGAACTTATACTGTGAATTTACTGCTGCTGTAACCTTATACTGTGAATATGTTATTGCTTAGGCACTTTAGAATGTGTCCCTTATATGTGAATAATAAATGGTGCATGCAAGCAAGCCACTGGTGTCTTGTTTTTCTGACTCACAGGGTCTCTGGATTATAGCCATTCAGGTGCGTGCACCCCACCCAGGCATACTTCCTTTCCTCCCCTCACATTCTTGGCTGTACATTTGTTGACAACAAGCCACAGCTCAAGTTTTGGTTTAAACAGAGCTCCTTTGGCTGTACCGATACCGGTAACGGTACAGAATTGGCGCCAATTTCTTTGAGTCAGCTCCAGCTTCCTGGTGAGTACATGTCTTGGCGAGATAAAGCAGATTACCTGACAGAATAGTTCATGGCTAGGTTCCATGTACCGGGAGTGGTGCAGAATGTTTCATGTAAGCAGTAATTGTTGCCAACAATCATCCTTTACTGTTTTGTTGTTACCGAAAGAGGTAACATATAAAAGGAGAAAGGAAGAGCTATTTCTTGTTCCAG